TGGTACAAAGCTGTCTATCTTCCAACGATAACTGCACCAACGGCGGCAACAGCCACCAAGTAAGGAGGTTTTATGGCACTCACAAAAGAAATCATGATTGATGGTAAGACGGTCCTATTCAAAGCATCGGCTGCCATTCCACGTATCTACCGCATCAAGTTCAACCGCGATATCTACAAAGATCTCTCACAGTTGGAAAAATCTGTAAAAAACAAAGAGGATGGCTCTTCACTGAATCGCATGTCATTGGAAATGTTTGAGAACATTGCTTATGTCATGGCGAAGCATGCGGACCATTCCATACCAGACAATGTGGAAGATTGGTTGGATGAGTTTAATACCTTCTCTATTTACCAGATCCTTCCTCAGTTGATTGAATTATGGGGACTGAATGTGGAAACCCAGGTACAATCTAAAAAAAAATTCACGCAATCGATCGTGAAATGACCACACCACTATTCCTGTTACGCTGTCTTCAGGTCGGGCTCTCATTACAAGAACTCGACCTTCTGACTATCGGAATGGTGAATGATATCTATACCGAAAGCATGAACGATGAGTACAAGTATGAAACAATAGCCTCACAAGAAGATATGGATCAATTCTGATTATCCGAATTTATGCTGTTTAAAATCATCTTCTGTAATTTTGACAATGGAATTCAGCACTTCTGTATCTCCAAAACCGTATGGATCATCAGCATCTGCTGTATCATCAAATCCACACAATCTATCTTGGATAACCCATTCATTATCTTTGCACCATTTCGTACCATCCCACAAATAGCAATCAAGCCCTTCCGCTTTGCCATACAGTTTGAGATCCTTGATGTAATAGTATTGCACAATAATTATGCTCCTTTTTGAGCTTTAAGCTCAACTTGAGTAAAAATCTTGAAATGATCGTATGCATCATAAAGGCAGTTGAGTGATATGAATATCAATAGCAGAACACATAAGACTATGAATGGTCAGATTGCAATCCAGATTATTTTTGAAGAACTCTAGTAGCTAAAGATCATTGAAAACAAACTATAGGCGATAACTCTCAATATGAGCATTGAGAGCGTCAATGTCTTTACTCATCTTTCTTGATTTATTCTTTAATTTAGTGAATAACTCATTAATTTGTTTGGAATCTATTGATTCATAATCTTTTATGTCAACCAATATGTAACCGGAGCCTAGAAAATCATTCTGCTCATTATTATCTGAAAATGAATAAGAAGATACACTAGATGATGCGGTTTCTTCAACTGCATCATCACCCGGTATGTCATCACAATATCCGATTGGTGAATATATATAATTTTCTGACTCCTTGATAACAGAAGTTGCCTCTTTGCAAAGAGCATCACATTCTCTTTGTATTTCAGTATAATCTTTATCTTTGAAAAAAACAGAAATTGCTCTAAATTTTGGAATGATTTCTGAACAGTATTTCCAATAATTATGTATCTCCAAAGACATAATATCATCATCATCTCTGCACATAGTAGCTGGGCATCGAGAAAGTTGGTCATAACTATAATCATGATCATCAGGTTCGTAATAACTCTTTATTTCCATTTCGTATTTTTCACATTTCAATTCTGACAGATGGTTGTTGATTTCTTGTGTGCTCAATTTTGCTGCCTTTTCTTGTTCGTCAATTTGCGTAAAAATGATAGTCACAATTATTCCAGTGATTACTCCTGCAGACACATTTAAAAGTAAACCAGAAAGAAATGAGTATTCTCTTAATAGAAATGCTAATACTAATAGAAACCCACAAATTACACATAAACATATTATTGTATTCTTGCTGTTTGCTCGTAATTTATTAGCTTGAGTTTTAAGCAAATTATCATATGTCATTTCGATATCTCCGTTTTTTTTCACTGTCATTATGTCAAGCCCCTTTTAAAAACAATGATCACACATACTCGTACTATTAGTGGTGAACTTATTAAATATTGTATCATTATTAATTCCTCTTCGCGTAAGGAAAGGCAGGTGATTCTCCATGGCAGATCGAATCAAGGGAATCACAGTTGAGATCGGTGGGGATACCACCAACCTCTCTAAGTCACTGGAGTCCGTAAACAAATCTATCCGCACCACACAATCACAGCTTCGTGATGTTTCCACCCTACTGAAACTGGATCCTGGTAACACCGATCTTTTGAAACAGAAACAGGAATACCTAAATACTGCCATTGGTGAGACAGAGACAAAGCTCAAAAAAGAGAAAGAAGCTCTGCAAGCGGCCCATGATACTGATGGATATCCATCCGACAAGATGCAGGCTCTTGAGCGTGAAATTGTCAGCACGACTGAAAGTTTAAAATCTCTAAAAAACGAAGCGGAGGCTTTCGGAAGTGTTGCTTCTCAGCAATTCAAAGTCGCTGGTGAAAAGATACAGGATGTTGGTTCGAAAATATCCTCTGCTGGTTCTGGACTTACAAAAAATATAACTGCACCTATAGCCGCTATTGGAACTGCTTCCATAGCGGCTTTTCATTCGGTCGATGCAGGGATGGATATTGTCACTCAAAAGACAGGTGCTACGGGTGATGCCTTAGTGGACATGCAGAATCGTGTCAAAGATTTGGCAACTACTATTCCTACCGATTTTGAAACTGCCGGTTCTGCTGTGGGTGAAGTGAACACACGCTTTGGATTAACTGGCAACGCTCTTGAGACATTGTCTGGCCAGTTCATCAAGTTTGCCTCCCTCAACAATACAGATGTTTCCACTTCTGTTGACAACGTTCAGAAGGTACTAGCTGCCTTTGGCCTATCTACTGACAATGCTTCCAACGTTCTAGATACTTTGAATGCTGTAGGTCAATCCACCGGTATTTCGATGGACACTTTGGCTTCCTCCATGTCGAACAACGCAGCTGCCTTTCAACAGATGGGGTTCAGTGCTTACGAATCTGCCCAGTTCTTAGGTGAATGTGAAGTATCCGGCACCGACGTTTCTGCGGTCATGACTGGTCTCAAAAAGGCATTGAAAAACGCTTCAGATGAAGGTGTTCCTCTGAGCCAAGCACTATCCGAAGTTCAAGACTCTATGAAGAATGCCTCCAGTGATACGGATGGGCTCGCAGCTGCCATTGATCTCTTTGGCGCCAAGGCTGGTCCTGCCATCTACAATGCCTGCCAAACTGGCACCCTATCTTTCACTGATTTATCTTCAACCATATCGGACTTTACTGGCAATGTAGATCAGACCTTTACTAACACCCTAGATCCAGTGGATCAATTCACCACAACTTTAAACCAACTTAAGCTCACCGGAGCCGATGTCGGCAACTCCTTGATGGTTGTTTTGGTCCCATTCCTGCAGCAACTATCTGAATGGTTTCAACAGCTCTCGAGTTATTGGAACAGTCTCAGCCCAGGCATGCAGGAATGCATTATCAAAATTCTTCTGATTGCTGCGGCAATCGGTCCACTCTTAGTTGGTGTGGGAAAAGTAATTACTGCGATTGGTTCGATTGTCTCTGGCATTGGCACTGCCATTGGTTGGTTCTCTTCCCTTTCTGCAACCATCACAAATATGGGTGGCATCTTTGCGGCATTGACCTCTCCTGTTGGTTTAGCTATTGCCGCTATTGCTGCTGTTATTGCCGTTGTGGCGTTATTAATCACCCATTGGGATGAAGTCAAAGAAGTGGCAGGAAACTGCTGGAGCGCCATTACTGGGTTTGCGACAGACGCTTGGAATGGAATCACCTCTGCTTTTGGTAATGTAGGTTCCTTCTTTGGAGGAGTCTGGGATGCAATTTCGAATGGCTTTGCGGCTTTGAATCCTTTCTCTTGGGGCTCTGATCTAATCAATGGTATTGCAAACGGCATTTCTTCTGCTATTGGCTCTGTAACCGATGCAGTCAGTTCTGTAGCGGATACCATCTCTTCTTGGCTTCATTTCTCTAAGCCTGACATTGGGCCTTTAAAAGAATATGAAACTTGGATGCCTGATTTTGTGAGTGGCCTTGCTCAAGGTATCGATCAATCCAAATCAATGGTAATTGGTGCAATGACTGATCTGACAAATGGCATGAGCCTGAAACCGAGCATTGCCATTACTGCAGATGGATCATCACAAACAGCAACAAGCACTTCAACTCCAGAAAACTCTGTTGCTGGTGACATTACCATTCCAGTCTATATTGGCAATGAACAGATTGATACCATTGTGGTCAAAGCATCACAGCGAGTGAATTATCGTTCGGGAGGTAGATAAATGTTAAGCAAACATCTGAAATTTGATGGAGTTCAGATTCCAAATCCAACATCCTACTCCGAAGAGTCTGAAACAATCGACAATCAATATGAAACTGAGGCCGGTGGATTGAACATATCAGTAACACGATATGATCGTCTGCATCTCTCAGTTTCTTTTGATGTCACCTCTGCCTGGGCAGCAAAGCTCAAAAATTACAGCAAGCAAGGTTTGCTTACAGTGACTCTTTTTGATCTAGCGTTAAATGCAGAAAGCGAACACTCTATGGTTATTCAGAATTTTAAATCTAAGCTCGTGGAGCAATCTGAGTACACGGCGAGAACAAATGGCCTATGGACCGTTTCGTTTGAACTGCAGGAGCTTTAACCGATGTACAAAGTAAGTGATGCATATAAAACGGCAATGAAGAAACCTGTTCAGCAATTCCACCTAACTGGAACCGTGGGTACGAGTGCCATAGGTACAAGTACCTTCACAGATCAGAACATTCTGAAAGGATCGTTCTCCATTACCAACCAATGCTGTGATGAATCATCGATCCTGATTGGTCAAGTTTATGTGGGTGAGTTAGATGCAACCTTCCTGAATGTAGCTATTCCACGCTATGCTTGGAAGGGAGCAGCAATTACTGCCTCCTGTGGGTTAAAGCTTGACGATGGAACCTTTGAAGAAGTACCGCTTGGCTTTTTTACCATTGATGAGGCAAAGTGGACGCGATCTGGCATTGTTGTTAAGGCATATGACAACATGGCAAACTTCGATCAGAACTACATTGATTCACAGACAAATGGACAGCTCTATAATCTGCTCATGCTTGCGTGTAAGAACTGCAGTGTTGAACTTGCACTTTCAAAGGAACAATGCGAAGCACTGCCGAACGGTACTGAGTACCTTTCTGTCTATACCGAAAATGATATCAGTACTTATCGGGACTATCTTTCCTGGTTGGCACAGGCATGTGCATGTAATGTTCTGATTGATCGTGATGGAAAGCTGACTTTCAAGACCTATGGCACTACGCCAGTCGATAACATCAGCGATCATAACCGATTTACTGGTGGATCCTTCTGTGATTATGAAACAGCTTATTCCGGACTCTCTATTGTAGATAGTCCGCAAAGAAAGACCGAATATTATCATGAGGAGACCGATACTGGTCTGACCTATGATCTGGGAACAAATCCTGTCCTTCAATATGGGGTCAAAGAAACAAAGCAACAGCGGTGTATGAATATTCTCAATTCATTGCAAGCGGTGAAGTATGTACCATTTTCCATTTCAATGCTTGGATCACCTGCCTATGA